ACCAGCATGACGTTATGGGTGACCTCTTTCGTTTCAGCCTTATTCTCGATGCTGTATGCCTCACGCTCGAGGCCGATCAGCGTCTTCAGGCTGTCGCTCAGGTCTTTCATGGATTTAACGCGGGAAGGCAGGCTGATCACTTTCTGATAAATTTCATTGAGCCGGTCCCGCCCTTTATCGTCGGGGTCAAACATGATGTCGCCCAACTGCTCGAGCGCGCTTACATCTGCGCACTGCGCACCAAGTTCATCGAATAGCGTGTTGGTCAGTTCTCGAGCCCGGCGAATGTCACCCCTGTGCTCCATGCGTACCGTGGCAATCACCTCGGCAGTCGCCTCTATCAGTACGCGTTCGGTCAAAGTGCTTTCGTTGCGTACCTGTTTGCGTACCTCCTGTTTGCGTACCAGATCGTCAGCCTTTTGCTGAATCTTCGCATTGAGGTCACGCGACCAGTCGTCACGCTTGGCACGCTTACGGATAGCGCCTTCGCTGATGCCGTGTTGTGATGCTATTTCTCGGAGGGACATCACTCCGGCCCGGTACGCCGTCTCGATGGCCTCCCAGTCCGGTTTGCTCATTCGTTACTCCGTTGTTTGTTCTGCCTTGCTCTTGGACTTCAGATAATCAAAGGTCATATCGAGGAGCAGAATGCGCAGGGCGTCCTCCTCTGAAATTCGAGGGCTAAGCTCACCCACTCGACGCTGCAATTCTTCAAGCACTTCGCGAGAGCGCGCAACCTGCTCTCTCATATCAAGAGTTAAAGTGATAGGCCCTATTATCGTTGTCATGATGCACTTTCCTCGATTTCGCCCTCTGCCGGTACTGGCGTGAACTCCACTCGCTTCACATCGGCCGGAGCGAAATACAGCCACTGTCCCGTCTCCGTCGCCAGCGGCACAAAGCCGTTAACCAGCTCAGGCTGACGTCGTGACATCTTGCCTGTGAAGGTTTCGCCTGTTTGGGTGGTTAGCGTGATTTGGTAGATGTCTGACATGATTACCTCTTTGCCTTGTCGCAGCTGTTGCCCTGCTTCTCAGAAGTGCTTAGCCACTTACGGCTTACCCGTCAGCAAGATGTGATCACCATCCTTGCGGGGTTACACAGATCATTATCGAAGCCCCTCGCAAGGAGCTTCTGTAATGTCGATCAGCCAATCAGCAATTCTGGCTGAGTCACCTGCATGATGTGCTCATGCTCAAGCTTCAGCACGCGTTTTTCCTTCTTCCGTTCGTTCATTAACCGGCTGCCGATCGTGCCTTTCAGCTTTGAGCGAGTTTCTTTGATGGCGTAGCGGTGCTGCATTTCTTCACCCATCGCCATGTGTCGGTTTAGCTGCTCGGCCATCCAGTTAAAGGCATTGATATAACACTCCTTTACTGCGGCAGCTGTTTTGCCAGTGAATCCCATCACGAGCATCATGCATCCGTCGCGGGTGATGTTACACATAGGTTGAACATCGCCATTTTTATCAATGAAATCAATGGGCGCAAAATTGCGCTGGGTGAAGTCATCGGAGCATTTCAGGTTACGTATGGCACGCAAAACGTCTTTGTGTCGCTTGCCAAAGTAATCCGCCACCTTGAGTGATGTGGTGATTATCTTGTTGTCGAGGGTCGCGACCATATCGCGGAAGTCGAAGGCCGGAATAACTGACGGATTATTCATAGCGTCTTTACCTTTTAGAAAGTGAGCCTGTCTCACAGAAAAGCCGCCCGAGAGAGGTCGCCACCTATAACGGCTTTTCTCAGGCTCGCTTACTGAAAGGCTCTCGTTTAGATGCGCGTGAGATGCACATAAAAAAGCCCCGCAAATGCGAGGCTGTGAGAATTTGCTACGGTTAAAGTCCAGAGGAGAGACTGTGTCAGAGGCTCATGGATGAGCTTCTATCTCTTTTATGGTCCGTATCTGTCCATTGCAGATGTCCAGAGAAGTAAGAAGGTTGATGTTCATCTGGATGCTGTCACCAAACGTCATCTGCTCAGGAACTACTGGCACAGGGCATTCAATCAGCAGGTTTGCTGGAATCGGTATCGTCGGCGCTTTTACGGTTTCGTACTGAATCTGCTTGTCGGCGCAACTGGTCAACGACAGAATCAGGAATAAGCTCGATAGAGCACTTATTGTTTTTGAGCGCATCTTTCACTTCTTCCTGTAGGCGTTGTGATTTCATCTCTGCTGCTGACCGGCGACGCGCTTCTTTGTCTACAAGCTTATTCATGTCGCCTACACGGTCTGCGAGGTTCTGCAAGGTATTAGCCAGATCGTCGTTTTTGCTATGCAGCTGCTTAGCCTCTGTAATCAATGCAGCATTGCTGATTTTAAGCTGACGGTTATCCGTGCCCAATTTAACGATGAAGCCAATGATGATTGCAGCAAAGAAGAACGGGATCAGGTTCTTGATGAATGTCAGGTTCATTTGAGAGCACCTCCATAGGAGATGTACTTATTCACCAGGTCATCAATTTTATGCTCGTGTTGCCCATACCCTGCTCCAGGCAGAGATGCCCAGATGTTTGAGCATTTAGTAATGGCTGCTTTGATGCCTCCAGATTCAATGTCAGGTAAAGCGCGGCGCTCTTTTATCTGCTGAATGGCAATAGCATCCTGGCTGGCAGGTGAAAAATCTTTCAGCCCTAACTGCTTTTTGTATGCATCATAATATCGCGACAGAAGTTGGTATCTTCCGGCTGCTGTGGATTTAATGCCAAGCTTCGGCAGGCTTATCAGTTTGCGAGGGTGATCTGCATAACTGGTAAATAGTGAACCACCGACGACAACGTTATAGCCATTATCGCTACCCTTGATACGGCTAGTACCTTCAGACCAGGCAAGCATGTCGAGAAACGCTTGCAGATTACTGCTTATCTTCATCGACTACTCCAGACGCCTTGTTCAGGAATCTACCTTCAAGGGCTTTGATTAGGGAAGAACCTGACCACCCAGCCATGCCGCATACGCCACCCGTGACCTCTTGAGGCCAGCCGTAGTGGATTGCGATCATGATCATGAGGAGTCCCGCGAATATCGACACGATGAGCTGTAGGCACATTGTCCTCCAACTAAACGCTTCACCGTTGAGGACTTTGAAGGAGTAACTGGCTATTGCGCCGACTAGAGTCATGCCGAAAGCGATTAGGATCGACCAGAGGTTCGGATCGCTTTTATATGGCATCTTGTGCATTTCCACCCCCAGATTTCGGGGATCTGTTCAAATTAGGAATTAACGTGGTTGTTGCATGAACAAATCCAGGATACGGTTATTTGTAACGTGGTTTGTTCGCGATTAATGGCGTGAGCAAATCTGGCAGGGGGCTGCGTCAACAGCTTCCTGCCGCCCACTTCACGAAGCCCAGCCAAGCGCTGGGTTTTTCATTTGTGTAAAACGTCCTACCCCGTCGCCACGAATGTGCAAGGGTATCTGGATGTGTTCTGGTAATTGGTGATAGGACGCTTTCAGAAAGGTCGTGAGGGATATGGCTTAGCATCGCCAGAGGCCATACCTCTGTTAGTAGTCCGTTTCGTGGACAATTCCGGTCAGCGATCAACCTGACTCCGATATGGGATTTACTAAGCCGATATGACTGTTGTTACCCACGGTTGAAAGCACTTGTCGCCCGGATGGCATTAGTCGCGTCTACCGGTTTTCGCCTTGTTAAATGCTTTCAACCGTGGGTACCCATTATTAATCACACCGGGCCAGTGCGCCGAATTCTTTGATGAGGAGTCGGAATACCTCACTGGTGTTTAGCCGTTAGGCTACTGCCAGGAATTGATCATCGTTTGCATTTATCTTTGTGGTCCGTTTCTTAAAAGCCCGCAAAGTCGCTAACGTGACGAAAACTGGAAAGAGCATTAATGTCTCGCATCGCAGGAAAAAGCCCACGGAAGAGAGTCGAACTCTTCTAATGCCCTTACCAGATTTCGCCAATAAAAAACCCCGACATTTCTGCCGGGGCTAATTATTTCCTGATACCGCAATTTCGAACCGTCAGGAGCGTTTCCTCATAACCGTTTAGCGGATTACGTCTGCTCAGTTCGCTTTTGCTCCGAGCATACATAGAATGTACTACTTCAATTTCGCGATGGCAAGTTATTTAGGATAAATAACCTAAATATTATGCTGCTTGTGGGAATTCCTTCTCAATTTCGCGCCTCATTGCATAAAAAATTTCTGAATCGAGAACTTTTTCGCACCAGACAACCCTGCGCCTGCACGACTGGATATCCATTCCGGTGACTGCATTCATCAGCCTGGCTATATCTTGCGTGCAATTGCGATTGCAATATCGCTTAATAGCTACATCGCGAACGGGGCTTTCACGGTGAAACGTCTTGACCATTACACGTTCAACGAAAGCAGCATCATCGGATTCTTTGGCGAGAGCGATGATGTTGCTGAACGATGATTGAGG